CCGGCTACTGGTATGACAACGGTGGTGTCCCGCCGGGAACCTTCCAAAACGTCAAGCAGACCGTGTCCAAAGAGGACGCCGACCTCATCACCGCCCGTGTCACCGCCCGCCTGCAAACCCGCAAGCCTCTGGTTTACGGCATCGACTGGAATTACACGCCGATCGCGATCAAGCCGCATGAGGCGCAGTTCGTGGAAACCGCGCAGCTCACGGCGACGCAGATCGCCACGATTTACGGTATTCCGCCGGAGAAGATCGGCGGCACCACCGGCAAGAGTCTCACGTATTCGACGGTGGAAATGAACACCCTTGACTATCTGACGTTTTCGCTGCGGCCGTGGCTGGTTCGCCTCGAGAAAGCGTTTACGAAGCTGTTTCCGCGGGGCACGTACGTGAAGTTCGACACCAGCGAAATGTTGCGGGCCGACACCAAGACCAAAGCCGAAATCGCGGCGCTGTCGCTGGGTACCCCGAGCCAGGCGTGGTTGACCCCCGATGAGGTGCGCGCCGACTATGACCGGCCACCGATGCCCCCACCGCCCGAGCCTCCGCCGGCGCCGATTGCACCCACCAACACCACAGTGGGATCGCTGGCGCCGGCGGCCCCCATGAACGGACAACAGCCCGCCGCCGTGGGCGCCACATCGAAAGGATCCACCAATGGCAACCGATGACAAGAAGCCCTACGGCGACGTCAAATACGCCGACCCCGGCTACAAAGAGGGAGTGAAACGCTACCCGATCGACACCGAAGCCCACGCGCGGGCGGCCTGGTCGTACATCAACATGCCCAAAAACCAGTCCGGCTACAGCTCCGAGGAACTCGCATCGATCAAAGGCCGTATTAAGGCCGCCCTCAAACGGTTCGGTGTCCAGGTCAGCGACGACTCCCGCAGCCTCGAGGTCGACAACAGCATTGAACGCATCTTCACGACCACGTGGCAACCGAAGCTGGGGATGCCCGTCGAAGTCCGCGCCAGCAAGAATGGCCGCGAAATCGGCGGCTACGCCGCAGTATTCAACCGCGACTCGGAAAACCTCGGCTCCTACATCGAAAACATCGCGCCACCCTTTTTCAACAATTCCCGAGCCGATGGCTGGCCTGGTGTCATCTGCCGCTATAACCATGACGACGCTTTCGTTCTGGGCTCTACGCGCGGCGGCACGCTGCGGCTGGCGACTGACGAAACAGGCTTGTCGTATGTGGTGGATGTGCCCGAGCACCGCGCCGACGTCCTCGAGCTCGTCGCGCGCGGCGACGTCGCCAATTCTTCGTTTGCTTTCGTTGCAACGGAAGTTGATTGGGGATACAACCAACAGTCGTTCCCGACCCGAACCCTGATCTCAGGCAAACTCATCGATGTGGCGCCGGTAACTCTGCCGGCGTATCGAGATACCTCAGTAGGTCTTCGGGGCCTCAGTGTTTGGGCCGGCGTCGAGTACGAAGCCGTGGTCGCGCTCGCCGCCGAACATGAACTACGCAAACTGTTCATCCGCACCGACGGCCCGCACTCGGCGCACAAACCCATCACCGGGCGGGCCGCCAAGATCGCACTCCTCGACAAGCAATACCCCAAAGCCAAGGTGTAACAAGGGTTTTCCTGGCTGGGACATCGCCGGCAGACAGTCGGCCGCCCCCAGCCTGTTTGCACGGGTAGCCGCGCCCGTGGGCTGGCAGACAGCGCAGCCCACACGTCACCGAATCCTGCCCGCGCATTTGAAAGGAAACCAGGGCACATGACTATCAACATGAGCGTGAACGAAACTCACGACAAGCTGTGGGCGCAGCGCAAAGACACCATGGACAAGGCCCGCGCACTGGCCGACAAGTCCGACGAGGAAAACCGGGCCATGACCGAAGCCGAAGACCGGCAATGGAACGAAATGATGGCCGAGATCGACCGCCTCGACAAGCGGATGGAAGACATCCGCAACGGCGAAGCCAAGGCCCGGGCCGCCGAAGAACGCATCGCCACCCTAGTCAGTGGCCGCAACACGGGCGGGCAGGCCGCGGTGGTGGCGGCCACTTTCGAACAGCAGAGTCTCGAGCTGCGCCGATTCATGCTGGGTCAAAGCGACTCCCGCAGCTACGAACTGGCGCTGCCCAACGCGGTAGAACGCCGCGTGCTCACCGATTCCAGCGCGCCGCTGCCAACCGGATTCATCGGCCAGCTTTACAAGTATCTGGTGGACACCAGCAGCGTCCGGCAAGCCAACCCGTACGTGATCGCCACCCAATCCGGGGAGACCATGCTCATCCCGCGGTCGACCGCTGAAGGCGCGGCCGTGTGGACAGGTGAGAACGCGGCCCTGTCCGCGTCCGATCCGACGTTCTCCTCGGTCACGGTGGGCGCGTTCAAGCTGGCCAAACTGATTCAGGTATCCAGCGAACTGATTCAAGACACCGGATTCGACGTCATCGGCTTCATGGCCGAACACGCCGGCCGCAACCTGGGCATCGCGTCGGACACTGCGTATGTCGCCGGCACCGGAACCAACCAGCCCACCGGATTCGTCGGCACCGCCACTGTCGCCCTGACCGCGGCGACCGGCACCGGATCCACCACCGGGCTGCCCACCAGCGGCGCCGTGATCGGCGCCGACGTGCTGATCGAGCTGTATCACTCGGTGTTGCCGCAGTACCGGCCGCGGGGATCTTTCGTGATGAACGACTCCACCGTCAAAGCGGTGAGGAAACTCAAAGACACAACCGGACAGTACATTTGGCAGCCGGCGCTAGTCGCCGGCCAACCGGACACCGTGCTCGGCAGACCCGTGTACGCCGATCCGAACATGCCCGCGATCGGGGTATCGGTGAAGCCGATCGCGTTCGGCGACTTCGGCGGCTACGTGATCAGAGATGTCACCCCGGTCCGTTTCGAACGCAGCGACGATTTCGCGTTCGGCACCGACCTGGTGTCGTTTAGGGCGATTTTCCGTACCGACGGCAAACAGCTCGACCAGAACGCGATCAAGTTGTATCAGACGGCGGCCTCGTAATGAAACAGATCAAACTGTTGTTCCAGCCAACGGGCATGTTCCACAACATGTTCGGCTGCAACATCGGTGACGTTCTCGACGTGCCCGATCAAGTCGACGCCGATAACGCGGCCCGCTACTGCGCCAATGGGCTCGCTGAGGAAGTCTTGGACGGCGCACCGGAAACCGCGGCGGCATCCAAAAAAACCAGAACGAAAGCGGCCGAATGAGGATACTGGGCGTCCTGCGCCAGTTCGAGGGCGGCGGATACTACCGTATCCGCCAGCCCCTCGACGAACTCGCGTTACACGGCCACGAAACCGCCTACGAGATGGCGAAATCCACCGTGACAGCACAAGGATTCGACATCATCACCGGCCACCTGGTGGGCGGCCGAAACGGGTGGTGGCGCCGGCAACGGCGCCACGCCCGACTCGTCTACGAACTCGACGACAACCCCTTCGAAGTCGAACCCCTCAACCCCGCCTACTCCATGTACGCCAGCGCCGACACCCAAGACTCAATCCGCCACTGCATCGAAGTAGCCGACCTAGTCACCTGCTCCACCCAACCACTCGCCGAAGAGATGGCGAAAATCAACCCCAACACCTTAGTCCTGCAAAACCACATCGACGAATCCATGCTGAAAATCGAACGCCCGAAACACGACGGCAAAGTGGTCATCGGCTGGGCCGGCTCCTACTCGCATTACAAAGACATCCCACAATGCACCTACGGCTGGCGACGCTCCATCGACTGGTACCCCAACAAAGTCGAATCCCACATGATCGGCGCCGACTGGCGACGAATGATCAAACGCCCCAACAACTTCCGCTACACCGGCTGGACCGAGGAAACCACCGAATACTACAAGACGATTGACTTCGACATCGGTCTCGCCCCGCTTGAGCCGTCCCTGTTCGCCCGCTGCAAATCCCACATCAAAGCACTGGAATACGCGGCCCTCGGAATCCCTTGCATCGCAAGCGATGTCGAACCCTACCGACAATTCGTCATCCACGGTGTCACCGGCTATCTGTGCAAGCGGGCGCATGACTGGGTGTACTATCTGCGGGATCTCATCAGCGACGACGCGATGCGTGAAGAGATGGGAGCGCAAGCCCGAAAGTGGGCGTCGCAGTGGACAATCCAGGAACACTGGGTTGACTGGGAACAAGCCTACAAGAGTGTGCTGTGATGCATCCCTCGGTGTTGGCGTTCGCGCAGCAGCATCTGTTGCCGGCGCATATCACCGGCGCCCGCGTACTCGAGGTCGGCGCCTATGACGTGAACGGCTCAGTGCGCCCGTATGTCGAATCGCTGATGCCCGACTGTTATGTCGGGGTGGACATCGCCGACGGGCCGGGCGTGGACATCGTCTGCGACTGCGAACAACTGACAGCGGTCCTCGGCGGCGACTGGGACGTCGTCATTTGCACCGAAATGCTCGAACACGTCCAGAACTGGCGGACCTGTATGCGGGAGCTGGTCGCCGCGCTGGCACCGTGCGGCTACCTGCTGCTGACCACCCGCTCACCCGGATTCCCCTACCACGGTTTCCCCGGCGACTACTGGCGATTCACCCGCACCGACATGCGGGCCATCATCGACGGCCTCGGCCTCGACGTCATCAGCATCCAAGACGACGCACCGGAATCACCCGGTGTGCTCGTGTTCGCCCGCAAACCCCGCAAACCGGCGCGGCACGCCAGCGTGTGGCCGCCGACGCTGGCGATCGCCACACCCTAACCGACGGGAACCCTATGGCCGCGTTCTTCACCATCGACGAGCTGGCCGCCGCGCTGCAAATGGACATCGCCGCCGTCGACGTCGACACCGCCAACCAGCTCGCCGAACTCGCCTCCGACATCGTCCGCGACGATCTGGGCGGCGCCGGCCAATCCCAACAAATCGATTTCCAGGCCGGCGACACCGTCACCCTCTACGGCGACTCCGGCCAGATCGTCGTCCTCCCACAAAAACCCGTCACCGCCGTCGGCTCGGTCACCCTCGGCGGCCAACTCCTCGACCCGAACACCTACCAATGGCGCGACAACGGAATCCTGTACCGCGTCGTCTACGGCGGCGGACAATACGCCGACATGCAAACCTGGATCTGGCCGTTCGGCGTCCCGGTGGTCGTCGTCTACGACCACGGCTACAGCCCGGTACCGTCGCTGATCAAACAAGTCGCCCTCGAGCTCGCCGCCGCCGCCTACCTCAACCCGGCGATGGCCGTATCCCAGACCGCCGGACCCTACTCGGTCAACTACACCGCGCAGCAAGTCGGCATGACACTCTCGCCTGGGCAAGAATCACGGCTGGACAACTACCGCTGCGTGGAGATGTAAACCATGCGATTCCCCGCACCTTTCAAAGTCGGCGTACACAGCTATGCGGCCGGCGCATCCGACGCCTACAACATCATCAACCCCGGCTACACACCGCCGCTGACCGGCCCGGGAACCCCCACCGCGGTCTACGGCTGGTCGGTCCCGCGAACCGCCGAACCCGCGCTCACCGGGCATGACCGCGTCATCATCGACGTGCAACTGTTCGCGCCGGCCGGCACCGCGATCACCGCCTACGACTGGATCGATCTGCCCGACGGCATCTACGAAGTCATCGGCGCCGCCGACGATTACACCCATGACCCGTTCAGCGGCGGCGGCGCAGGCACCGCCGGCCTGGTATTCAATCTGCGGAAAGTCAGCGGCTAATGACCACCAGCTACACCGTCAAGGTCACAAAGATTGTGATGGATCCCAAGGGATTACGCGCGCTGAACCGCGACCCCACCGTGATCGCACTGCGCGAAGGTGTCGCCGCCGGCATCCTCGGCGCCGCCAACGCCAGCCTAAAACATAAAGGCGAATCCTATCCCGACTATGTCATGTTCTCCGAGGCGATCGGCGACGGCTGGAACGTGACCGTCGTCACCGACTCTGACCACGCGAAAAACTCCAACGCTAAACACAACACCCTCGTCCGGTTGGCGGGCACCTAATGGCCGTGCAGTGGCCGACCGCGCCGCCGGTCGTCCAAGCCGGCGTCGCCATCCTGCAAACCGCGTTTCCCTCCGTGGTGGTGTCCCCGGTGATGCCGCTGACGCGGCCGGCGCAGTTCATCCGCGTCGACCGCGTCGGCGGCGGCCAATTCAACCTGGCCACCGAACTCGCCCGGCTGCTAATCGAATGCTGGGTACATGAAACCGCCGGCGGCTACGGCGGCGCCGAGGGCCTGGCCAACAAGGCCCGCCACGCCCTCTACGCATCCGCCGGCACCGTCCAAGCCGGGATCTTCATCCGCGCATGGCGCAACGAAGACGGCCCCGTCAACTTTCCCGACCCCGACGTCACCGACATGACCCGCTTCCAATTCACCGGAGACCTACTGGTCAGCAACCACTGACCCGTAATTGCTGAAAGGAACAACCGATGGCCGACCAAACCCTCATCTACGTCGCGCAACCACTTACCACCGGAAAAGTGTTCTACCGCGGTCCCCTCGGGACGACGGCGCCCACCGACGCCACCACCGCGCTAGCCGTCGGCTTCCTCGACCACGGCTGGGTACTCGACGAAGGGTTCACCGACTCCCCGAAACGCACCACCAAAAAGTTTTACGGCTTCGGCGGCGACCTGATCCGCACCGTGCAACAGCGCTACGAGGAAACCTGGATGCTCACGCTGTGCGAATCCAACATCAACGTCCTCAAAACCGTGTTCGGCGACGCCAACGTCACCCAAACCACCAGCGGCCACCGCAAAACCACGGTCAACCACGCCAGCGCCCCGCTGCCGTTCTCCAGCTTCGTGATGGATTTCATCGACGGGCAGAAAACCCACCGAATCTATGTCCCACAGGGTCAGGTCACCGAGATCGGCGACATCAAATACGCGCACGACGAACTGGTGTCGTTCAAGATCACCATCGACTGCTACAAACCGGTCGGTGCCACGGCGTCGGTCACCACATTCGAGGACGAGGCAGACGTCACCGGCTAACCAGATTGCTCCCGAATAGGACTCGCGCGAAAGGGACTCCTATGGATCTGCCCACCACCGACGACCCCCGCATCATGGTCGTCATCGACCTCCCGCAATTCGGGCTCGCACTGCAACTACCGCGGTTCGACTTCCTGCCGGAGAAAATCCTCGACGAGATGGACACCAAGCTGTCGGCCATCGACGACAACCAGGATTTGAACCAGCGCAAAAAGAACCGGCAAGCTCGGCTCGTCATGTTCAAACCCGTTGTCTCCGCGAAAGATTACAAGATCCTTGAGACCTTCACCGTCGGCCAGCTCGAACTGCTCTACAACGAATGGGCCGACGAGTCCAACATTCCACTGGGGAAATATCTAGCCTCCGAAAGATTCTCAACGGAGAACACGGAGGCGCCCTCACCTACGACCTCCTTACCCGCGGATACCACCGACACGACATCGGACGCCGCCTAGCCTGGTCGGAGCTGGCGATCCTGATCGAACATTTGCCGCCGACCGCCGACTCCGCGTTCTTCCGTGCGTTGCACCCGAAGTCGTGGTGGTGGACGCCGCAATCCGATTTCCTCGCAGAGATCCTGGCCGCGGTCCAGGGCGGGAATTGGCAGCGTGGCGGCGGCAAAGGTCCGCAGCCGCAACCGGTGAAACGCCCGGTCGACGACGCCAAATCCGAACCGGCGTTGCCCACCACTGAGCAACTGACCAGCCAGCGCGAAGCGTTGCGGGCCGAGCTGGCCCGCCGCCGAGCACACAAGAGAGGCGCCTAGAAAATTGGCTACCCGCGTCGCCACCGCCTACGTCGAGATCTCCGCCAAAGTCGACGCCGACGACGTCACCAAACAGATCAAAGATGCCCTCAGCAAAGCCGGCACCACTACGGCTAGAACTGCCGGGCAGCAGATGGGCAAAGACCTATCCACCGGCATCAACGAAGGCATGCGATCTGCGGCCCCCCCTAAAGGCACGCCATCCGTTTTGTCGGACGTCATCCAAGGCAAACCCATAAGCGGCAATGTTCGCACTCAAGCCCAGAAGGTCGGCAAAGAGATAAGCACCGGCATCAGCGAAGGGATAGCGCAGAGCGCAGGAGGCAAAGGCGACATCGCCACCCAGATCCAAACCCAAGTCAAGCCAAAGGAAACCGGCCGCAAGATCGGAACCGAAGTCAAAGAGGGCATCAACGAAGCCGTCACCGAAGGCGGCGCCGACATCGGCAAGACTGTCAACGAAACCGTCAGAAAGGGAACACAATCCAAACAAGTCGGCAAAGACATCGGCAAAGACATCAGCACGGGCGTCAAAACCGGCGTCGACGACATCAAGATTGACGTCGCCAGCATCCCCAGCAGCGTCCGTGAGATGGGCCGACAGGTCAAAGACGAACTGACTCGCGGCGATGTCTCAGGCACCCTGTCTCGGATCGGGACAGCAGCGCAGACCACTAGCGACGTGATCTCGGGCATTGGTTCAAGATTGGGATTCGACACAGGCGGCATCAGTGAAGCGGGAAACACCGTGGTGTCCGCTTTGGATCAAATCAGCACGACGACAAGCACAATTTCTGGGCACGTCAAAGACGTCACGGATCTGACGAAAACCCTTGCCACATCAGGATCAGCCGCCGGTAGCGGCGCGGCACGGCTGGCGGCTGGACTCGCCGAAATGGTGGGACCACTCACGGCTATCGCCGCAATATCCGTCGGTGGAGTGCTAGCCATGACCAGCCCTACCGGCCCATTCGCGAACCTGCTATCGCTGCTACCTGGCCTGCAAGATCTCTCGAAACTGAGACAGCAAGAGACACAAATGCCTTGGCTGATAACCGAACCCGGCCGTGGCCTAGTACCGGAAATCAAAAAGACTCAAGAGGAAAAGGCTTTAGACCTACAAGATTTACTCTCTGGCGTAGAAGCGCGCCAAGCCCCGAAGGTCGGCGACTACGGCTATATCGGCCCGATCCGTTATGAACCCGGGCAGGCGCCGGCAACGGTTGGAGTGACGAACTTGCGCCCTGAATTGCAGGTTCCTGCGGCGATGGCACCGGGGCAGTTCCCCGGTATGCCCTACGGACCCGGCGTGAGCGCAACGACAGCGCCGCTGCAATATCAGACGCCGCCGCCACTGCCAGCGCAGGTCGCCACCCAACTCGCCGGGATGCAGAACATCACGACGCAGTCAACGAACGTGTCGTCGTCGACTGCGAGCATCTCCGTGGGGTCAGCAACCATAGGCGGTGTTGCGGTACCAACTGCGGCGACGAGCGGCCCGCGCGGGGCGACCGGGCCGCCGCTATCTTCCGGCTCGTATCCCGCCGGCCAAAGCTACAGAGAGGTGTACCAACATCAAACCGGTGGCCCGATCACCCAGGATGAACTCGCCAAACTGCACGCCGGCGAACACGTCCTCACCGCGCCCGACGTGCACGCCATGGGCGGCCAGGACGCCGTCTCAGACTTCCGGGCCGGCCTCGGGCGCCGCGGCACCGGGCCGGGCGCCGAAGTCGCCGACCAAGCCGGCCAGGGCGTCGGCGACGCCCTCGACGCCATGCGGACTGCCGGGTTCGTGCCCGCCGCCGCCGGGCAACAAACCGTCGCCGGAACATCATTCGTCGCCGGGATGCTCAACTTGGGTAATGAGGCGGTCGGTGGGCTGATCGACGCGGGTGCGGCGGCGGCGCAGCAGGCCGCGAGCATGGCCGCGGCCGCCGGCACGTTCGGTGCGGGCGGTCAAGCCGGGGGCGCCGCCGCGGGTATCGGGATTCAGATGGCCGCCAACGAAGCCAAACGCGCCGCCACTTACGGTTTCCAGCTGGCCTCGATCGGCGCCGACGCCCTGATCGAGCAGATGTTTCCGTTCGGGGCGCCGCGCTGGATCGGCTACGACTACACGAAGTTCATGCCGCATATCAATGTCGGCAGCATTGCCACCACCTCGGTTGAGAAGGCGATGGCCGCGCAGCAAGGCAAAACTCTCGGTCCGGGGCAGCAGCCCGGCGGCCCGGTAGCGCCCGGCCAGTTGCCGGGGATGGCCGGGCCCGGGGCGCCGTCACCGAAATTCGGTGAGCACACCCGGGTCCCGGCGCCCGAAGGCACACCACCCGGCCTCGGTGAAGCAGGCCAAGTCCAAGCCGGTATCCAAGCCGGCCTCGGCGGCGCAGCCGCCCCGGCCCCGGCGGCGCCGACGGTGGAAGCACCGCCGCCACCACCACCACCCAGCGCGCCCGCACAATCGGGCCCAGGCGCGGCCTCCTCGAGCCCGTTCTCCTCACTGTTCCAACAGTTCGACGAAGGCGGCTGGCTGATGCCCAACCAACCCGCCATCAACACCACCAGCCGACCCGAACTGGTGTTATCCCCGCAACAGCTCGACGCCGCCAAAGGCGGCTGGGGCCGCGGCGACACCTACCACATCACCGCCGTCAACGCCGAAGACGTCGCCAAACAAATCGACACCCGCAAACGACTCTCCATGATGAGGTATAGCTCGCGACCATGAGTGAACGCTGGCAGCCCGTAACGGGCTACGAAGGTAGCTATGAAGTCTCGGACCGCGGCCGCGTGCGCTCAATCGGTCGTACGATTCCGCACAGGAAAACCAAAATGCGGACTCTTCCTACCCGAATCCTGTCCCAAAAGATGACAGGACGGAATGGACGGCTTTATCCGACAGTCGAACTCCGCAGCGCTGACCACAGACGACACCCGTACAAAGTTCACCGGCTTATCCTTGAAGCATTCATCGGACCCCGCCCCGAAAATCACCAAGCCTGCCACGCCAACGATGATCCCACTGACAACCGTCTAGAAAATCTGCGGTGGGATACACGCTCGGCCAATATCTATGACGCAGTCAGAAACGGCAGACACCCGCAGTCCCGGAAGACTTCTTGTCGGCATGGTCATGAATTCACGCCTGAGAACACGTACACTCGGCCGGACGGTGGCCGCAATTGTCGCGCGTGCCAAGTAGAGCGGCAGCATAGATACATAGCAACCCGGCCATGACCATCGACCCCCAGATCAAATCCATCCGAATCGTCAAAGGCGCCAAAACGTTCCACGTCTACGGCGACCAACAAGGCGCCGAAGGCGTCTACCTCGCCGCCGACCAAGTCCACGGACTCTATGAGAGTTTGGTGAAAGTCACGTACAAAACGGGGGCCTTTCAGGAAGGCGCCCGCCAAAAAGCCGTCAAATGGCTGGCGTCTGACCTCAACCTCGGCTTCTACATCCGCGACACCACCACCGAATACGACCTCAACGAATCAGCATTCCGGCAAATCTTCGAATACGAACTCGACCCGTGGGATCCCAACCCGCCGCCGACCACGATCATCGTGGAAACCAACATGTCCAGCATCCGCAAACTCGACGTCCTGATGTATGAACCACCAGACTTCGACCCCGACATTGACCCGATGCTCAACCAGTTCGGCAACTACATCTTCAAGTTAAGGGCGGGCCAACCGTTCTGGTATGAGGACGACGTCGTCTCGAGTTTCAGCAGCGCCGCGGGCAGCGCGACTGGGGTAGTGACCGCCTCCAACCCGACCGATCACCGCTGTTTCCACAAGTGGGTTTTGACGCGCGGAACCTGGTACATTCCCGACTTTCAATGGGTGGGCGCCAAAGGTGCCCGCGCGCCCGGCGGCCCCAACGGCGCCCGCGTCGTCAGCAACATCGTTGTCTCGGACGCCAACGGCGGCGCCGTCATTGACCTCGACCGCCAAGAGCTCATGTTCCGCGACGCCAACGACACCAACATCCTCGGCCAGTTGGCCGGCCAATTCTTCAACTACGAAATCCCGCCCTACACACCAGCCACCAACCTTTACCCGTCCTATGTTGCGGCGCCCGCCGGTGGCGCCATGATCCAGCTCATCATGCCGCGGCACTGGTCGCGGCCATGGGGACTCGAACTCGTCTAGCAAAAGGAAACACATTATGGCCGCAGGAACATGGCAACTCACCGACACCACCCGAACCAAACTCATTAACGGCCAATTCGATTTGGACACAGACATCTATAAAATCGCGCTGTTCACCAACACCTCCAACCTGTCGGTGTCCAGCACCGCGTTCTCCGGTGTCACCGGCGAAGTCGGCACCGTCAACACCGGCTACATCGCCGGCGGCATCACCATCACGCTGGACCTCGCCGGCACCACCAGCGTCACCGTCAAAATCCACGACAACCCCGGCCAGCCGACCTGGACCGCCGGCAGCGCGAACCTGACCGCCAAATTCGCCGCCATTTACGAAGTGTCCGGCGACGTCGTGTGTTTCGTCACCCTGGACGCCGGCGGCGCCGACGTCACCGCCACCTCCGGTAACACGCTCACCGTGGACGGCAAAACGTACCCAGTGATGACGATAGCCT